CTCAAGGGGCGGGTCCTCTTGAGGAATCTGCTTAGAAAGAGAGGTGATTGAGGTCGTCTAGTTTAGGCGGCCTCATGTTTATGAAACCATTTGTAACGCTTGAATTTCCTGACAAACCTAGACGCTTGAAATTTGGTATCAACGCACTTTGCGAAATTGAAGATGTTTTGGAAAAACCCATAACGGAACTGAATGAGATGGGGCTTGGGGTAAAGGAGGTACGCTTATTTTTATATGCGGCATTTCGTGAAGATGAGCCGGAAATCACGTTGCAGGACGTGGGGAATATCATGGACGACTATGATGGCGGCTGGGTAGCTTTAGCTGCAAAAATTGGCGAGGCAGTATCCTTAGCTTTTGGTGAAGGAAAAAACGATCAGAGGCCAGTGATGAAGGAGAGGGAAGTCTCTGGGAAGAAATAGACGATTTATTTAAAATCGTCACTGGTCCAATAGGTCTCTCGCCATCAGAGTTTTGGAAGCTGACACCGGCTGAAATATTTTTATTGGTTGAGGCGCATGTTGAGAGGATGGAAAATCACAGGAATGAGTTAATTATGCAGGCATGGCTGAATATTTATCTCGATAGAACTAAGAGATTACCGAAACTTGAGACGTTACTTGCAGTTGAAAAACCACAAAAAACAAAGGAAGAACTGGAAGCCGAATGGGCTGAACTAAACGACAAATTCCCCAAGTTGGGAGGTGAGGATAATGGCAAGTAAGAGTAAAACTGTGGGCAGATTAAACATTCGTTTGGGCATGAACTTAGATGAGTTTAATAAAAGTATGCGCAGTTTTCAAAACGAGATGCGCAAAGCAGAGCGTCAAATGCAAGGCTTTAGGATTCTCAGTCAACAAATGCAAAAAGTTGGTAGCGCTCTTACCGCCAGCCTCACTGTTCCCATAGTGGGTCTTGGCTATGCCGCGAAAAAAGCTTTTGATCTCGTTGACGAAGGCATGGATAATATCGCGATTGCGACAGGTGCGACCGGGAAAGAACTAGAGAGCCTGCACGAAAGTTTTAAGAGGGTAGGTAGGGAAGTACCCAGCGACCTAGCCCAAATTGGGTCAATTATTGGCGATCTTAACACATATTTAGGCGCAACTGGCGGTGTTTTGGAAGACTTAACTAAAAAAATCGCACTAGCAACCGGTATGCTCAAAGAAGATGCAACTGGAGCCACAAAAGCTATATCTAAAGTCGTTAATAAGTGGGGACTCGAAGCCCAACGGGCAACGAAGCTTATTGATCAGTTGTTTTTTGCAAGTCAGAAATTCGGTGTCGGGATGACAAAGATTGCGGAAAACCTGACCTATTTCCAAGTTCAATTAAATAAAATGGGTTTTTCACTTGAAGAATCAATTGCGCTACTAGGGCACTTTGAAAGAAGCGGCGTCAATACTGAGCAGATATTAATGGCGATGAGCAGAGCCATGGCTACGATGGCGAAAGCCGGTGTTGAGGATACCGGTGCCGCTTTTGCTGGGCTTGTTGAAAAAATAAAGAATGCTAAAACAGAAAGTGAAGCCGCCTCGATTGCTCTTAAAGTATTCGGCGCTCGTGCGGGGCCACAGATGGCGGCGGAGATTCGAGCGGGCAGGTTTGAAATTGCGGAATTGGTGAGAGAAGTTAAGAGCGTGGATCAGATTATCGATCAAACGTTTGCTGAGACGGCTGATAGCGCCGAAATCTTAGCTGCAGCAAAAAACGCATTAACAATCGCACTAAAACCGCTTGGAGAGGAAGTAGATAAGCTAGCGAGGACCTTACTGCCACCGTTAATAAAAGGCGTAGCTACTTTGGTAGAGAAGTTCGATGATCTTTCACAACCTGTCAAAACGGCAACAGTTTTGATTGGTGGGTTTTTGGCAGTTTTGGGCCCGGGGATTTTAACTATCTCCCTGGTGGTGCGTGGTGTTGTTGAATTAGTAGCAGCGATACGTGTATTGCAAGCCATAAATTGGCTTAGCTTGTTTACGAACCTACAGACATTCCTCAACAAATGGGTGATGATAGCCGCGGCTGTGTTTTTAGCGGCAGCTGCGATTTCCGGTATTGGTGAAATAATGTATCAATCTGATCCAGGGTTTTGGGATGAGGTTAAGAAAAAGGGATTTAAAAGTGCTTGGGACAGAAAGGTCAAGGAAATGCAAGACTGGGCTTGGCAGGAATATGGAGATTTAACACCAGGGGAGGCTGCTAAAAAAAGTTTGGGGGAATTTCTAAAGAAACCAGAAGGTGGAATGTCTCCTAAAGAAATCGGTGAAGCCTTCGTCAAAGGTGCTTATAAGCCACTTGATTATATTAGCAATATGATCAAAGGTGCAGTTGAGCGTATTAGTGAAGCCACAGGTGGCATTAAAGTGCCGGAACCAGAGATTGACTTATCCGGAATGAGCGATGAACTAGATAAGCTACTAGGGGATGCTGGGCAAAAAGGCAAAACTGCGGGGGAAGCGTTTTCTGAAGAATTTTCCAAGATTTGGGAAGAATTATGGGAAAAACCCTATAACCTTGGGAAACTAGATACTTTGGAAAAACAATTAAACCAGTTGAAGTATATCGAATCTCAGGCTGATGATAAAATTAGATATACATTACTTGCTAAGGGGATAGAATTAGATGATGATATCTGGAAACAGACGGTAGAATCATCGCAAGCATTTGCAAAAGTATGGGATCAAATATTTGATACTCAACGCAAAATTACGGAACAGCAGGTTGATCTGATCAAAGCCAAAGGCTTAAACCCTGATAATATTGGCAAGATTAATAGTTTAATCGAAGAATTAAAACCACTCGCAAAAACCTCTCGAGCTAAACTTGATGTTACAGCGATGAGAACGGAATTTATCGCTACGAGTCTTAGTGATAAATTTGCAGTTAGGCTTGATGAGTTTAATAGAGCAGTCGATAAACATAACAGACTGCATCCCGACGAGGGGCCTGCCTGGGCGAGAGTGGGATACGAGGGTACTTTATATAAGGTAATGCTAGGAGAGGTAATCCAAGATATAAAAGATAAAGCAACGGTAACGTTAGGGACAAGCGATACTCCAGAAATAAGAGGAATAATCAAAGCCTATAATGATCGCTTGAAATTCTATCAAGAAGAGGAAGAAGTGCTTCTCAAAGTATGGGAAAGCGAGAACGTTGAACAGCTAGATGCTATTTTGGAGCGAGTTGCTAAGTTATCGCGCGATGAGCTCAAAAAATACTGGGATGAGGCGCTCCAATTAGCTAAGAGTGTTAAGCTAGACGAACAAAAGACCAAAATTGCAGAAATCAATAATCTATTTGAAGAGCGAGATCGTGTCTTAAAAATAGATGAATGGTACGCCGCGCTAGATGATATGGCAGAGGTCATTGGGAAGTTCAACCGCGAGGCTGGAGATTCAGTTAGGAACTTTCGTGATATAGTCACTATACTAAATCGGATGCCCGAAGTAACTTCCAATATTGAAAACAGCTTTGCGACAATAAGAGATAATATCAACGCTGCTTTTGAACCCTATCTCGGTAAGAATTATGTGGGGCAATTTTTTGGCGGTGCAGCAGGAATGCAGGCATTCGGGCAAGGGTCTAGCGGCACAAATTGGATTGGGGCAATTGCCGGGACGCTGGCCGGTGCGGGGTTTGGTGGCCCGCTCATGGGGGCAATTGCAGTTGGAGCTGGATTGGTTAATGCCATATGGCCAGGCAAGGAGAAAGACTCTGGGGCAGAAAACCTTAAAAAGCAGATTGACGAATATAACGAGATACTTAAAGAGTGGGGTGCGGAGTATCAATCTGATAATTTGAGTTTTAAGAAAGACTCAGGTTTTCTCGGCTGGAGAGGGTTATTTGGGAACGAAATATGGGAAACCGTTGGCGAAGAAGCCGCTAGGAAAGGCGCAGAGATTGCCGAGCAGATTATAGCTTCCATGCAGCAGGTTTTCAGTAATTTAGCAAGTGGCGCATTTGATGCACTCTTTGGTTTTGGCGGGATTGATATTCTTACAAAAAGCGTAGGTCAGAGTCTCCAGAACGCGCTCATGGAGGCTATCATTTCAACGACTGCGATCAAAGAGCCAATGCAAAGACTATCGGCCTACATTGCGGAGGCTGTACAAGACGGTTTGACATCCGCAGAACTTGATTACATTAAAAATATAACTGGTGAGTTGTGGAACAGCCTCTCTCAGTACGAGGATATTGCCAAGGAAATTGCGGATCAGTTTGGATTAGCAGAGGAGTCTGCAAAAGGTATAGGTGCTGCGCTCCGTAACGTGCCCCAGGGCTTTAAAATTGCACTTGAAAGATTTACTGCTGCCGCTGGGAATCAAATTAGTGCAATGCAGGGGCTAAGCCGAGGAGTAAGCATGGAATCTAATCGCACTCAGATAATCATTCAAGGCGATGTGTATGGGCTGGACGATTTTGAACGGAAAGTTGAAAGCGCAATGGATAAATCAGATCGCAGGCGTAGAACCAGGAATTATGGCGTATGGGCAGGTGCGTACTAATGGCATCGGCAAGATTTGATGGGATTGATATCCCTTTAGTTTATGAGGTTGAGATTGGAAGAGAGTTTATCGGTGAGCGTGGGAGAACGGCTGGCGGCAAATTACGTCAGGATGTAGTGGCAGTAAAGAGGACTTGGCATCTGGAAACAAGACCGATTACGCTAGCTCAAGCGAGTGCACTGTTAGATCACCTGGAGTCAATTAACTTTGGCCCAGGTGATTTTTGGTTAGACGATTTTGGACCAACTACAAATACAGTGACAGCAGTTATTACGCCCGAAAGCATTCGGGAATCTCATGTGCAACTATCAATTGATGGGGAATGGCATAGCAATGCCAGAGAGTTGAGTTTGGTGGTGGTGGAAGTATGATACCTAGTAGCAGAGAGATAAGCGCATTGTTTGAAATCCAGAGACCGGATAATAGCTGGGTTGACTTAAGTAACTATTTAGCGAGGGCAGAGGTGGAACTGGGGGATGTATCATCGGTTGGCACAGGTAGCAGCGGTGTTGATGGTAGAGTGAGAACACTGAGATTTGATTTAAAACGTGGTGAAGATAGTTTTTCGCCAGCGGATAAAACAAGCAAATGGAATCAGATTAACGGTAATTATGCTCCACTGCTATGGCCTAATCGAAGGGTAAGGTTAAGCGTAATTATTGATAACGTCCAAACAATATTATTCGAGGGGTTGCTTGGAGATGGCATAACTGCAACCGGATCCTGCGAGTGTAGAGATTTGGCTAAAAAGCTGCAGGACTGCTATATAGAGGAAAGGCGTGTTTATGGTAGCGAGGATGGCACACCTGCAGAAAGTGTTATTCAGGCGATACTAGATGATAACAATACAGGAGTTACATTATACTGCCCAGTATCTCCGGGGTTCATAGTTTTGCCGTATGAACTTGATTACCAATCTGTCTGGGATGCCATGCAGCAGGTTGTGAATCAATTTGGTTGGTTTCTCGGGTACCGGTTAATTGATGGTGGGTTTAAGCTTGTTTTGATGGAACCACCGCGAGAAAAGAATACTGTAGATATGCTATTAGACTACCGAGATGATTTTTACATTCAGGATCTTGAAATTAATGATGCAGATGTAAGAAATGTAGTAATGGTAACTTATAGGGATAGCGAGACTGGGCAGCGTGAAACTATTACAGTCAAAGACCAAAATAGCATTGATTTATTTGGCAGGCGAGCAATGCAAATTGAAGAGGCTGATACCAGCATGATTGATACTATAGTTGAAGCTGAGCGATTTGCACAGGCGGCTTTAAGCGATTTACAAGATCTACCCTCCGTCAGTAAGATTGATATGCCGATACTACCACAGATGGATGTGTTTTTAGGGCTAGGTATATACAATAAACTTGTAAGTTCCACGACAAATTTCTATGCGGTTCAAAGCGTGAGGCATACTTTGGACTTTGCTGGTGGCAAATTCCGCACAGAAGTAATAGCTAGTGGTAAGGTTGTTGGTGGGCATGCTATTTGGCTGCGAAAAGAGACAAGACCTGGAGCCAAAGATCCAATTGAAACAGGTGAGATAGCACCAGGAGCCGTCGATACAGATCGCATCGGGGATCAGCAAGTAACCGGAATGAAGATCGAGGATTTGAGCATTACAAGTGCAAAGATAGCTGATGCAGCTATTACTAGCGCGAAAATTGCCGATGCCGCGATAGATACGGCAAAGATTAAAGACGCAGCTATTACCGAAGCTAAAATAGGTGATTTGTCTGCGGATAAAATTAAGACAGGGACT